TTGAAACGCCGTTACTTGGATTTGTTGAATATAAGTATTGGCCAGTATAGTAATTTGTTATTGGGCTAAACGTAGTTGAAGGCTCTACTATTATAACACCACTTGCAAACGGTGTCAAGGCAAAGGAGCCTCTGTCAACAACATATCCATAGTTATAGTCTGGATTTACTACAGTAATATCTGAAATTGTACTTGCAGTAGTTGCTACAGGATTATTAGGAACTGGTGTTGGTGTAATTGGAACATAACCAATTGCATTATAAGCATCAAATTCTAATGAAGTAATAACATACATGTATTTCCAAACATATCCATCAGCTGTTGAATAAATTTGATTTGAATTGGTAACATCATAATTGGGCGGAGTAGTTGCTACAACACCAGAGCCATTGTTTAAACATTTATAAACACGATAGTCACCAGTATCATTATCGTTTGGACCAACAACCGCATAAAATCTTTGGCCGGTTAAATCTGTTTCATCGTCGTATTCAACATATACTTGACCAACCTGCCAAGGATAATACTTAATCATAAAGTGAATATCGCTTTCGATTACTCTTTTAGCGAATAAAGTTTTCTCTAAGAACTCACGCTTTGACTTAACTGAGTCTGCAGGAGCAAAGGTATCAATTCCAGAAACAAATAGCCAATAGTCATTAACAACGAGGTCGTCAATAAATAATCGGGTAACATCTGTTTTGAAGCTATTTGAAAGTATTTCTGCCATTTTTAAGTTCGACTCTAACTGTTAACTGTTTTTATTATTTATAATAGGTCTCAAGAAGAAAAGGAAACCTTTCTTCGAGGCCAGACAGATCCAGAGGTCGGTCTCCTTTTATGTTGTGTTTGTTCTGAACCACCAGCAATATATTTGCCACTGCCCATTCTAACTCCCCAAGGGATATGTAATCTTAATGGTAGAGTCCCAGCTAATACTGACAAGTCTGCACCACCATTACTGCTATCACCATTTTTAATTCTATTTACTTCGGTTGAAAAATATAGCTTAGTAGAACTAATATCTTTAGGCGATAATCTATCCTGGCCAGTGCCGGGTGAACTGGTACCTATTTGGTTCTCAAAGTTAATATTATCCATTATTTCTTCTATTAAGTTTTCTTTAGCATGTTTTTGTATTAATTCTTTTAGCTGTGTATTAGTTGGCCATACACCTCTTTGAGTAACATACCAATCTAAGAATACGGCAGCACAACCTGCGGCAACTGGTGCAGCACAACTTGTTCCACTAAAGTATCCCCATCTGCCATCCGCATAAGAACCTGTTGGGTATGACGTCCAAGTTTGTGCACCATAGCAAGAAATGTCAATCATTGGACCTCTATTACTATAATCGTCTAACAATCTATTTGTGTCATCTTGTTGGCAAGCAGCAACAGTAAATTGATTATCTCCACCATCAATATAAGATCTTAATGGATAATTATCAGTTGCCCCAGGATTTGATTGCGATGAGAAACTATTTACTTGACCAGCAACAGCATTAATAATATAAGCACTATTGCCGTCTTGTCTAACGCGTGTGTTCCATCTGTTATCGTCTGGATCTACTCCAACGTGAGCGTTATTACCTGCGCTTTTAAAATGATAAATTCCACTATAACCAGCAAGTGTTTGCATGATAGTGTCGTAAGCACTATAACGACCTGTGCTCGGGATTGAAACCATCCACTTTTCAGTAGCATCTGCAGGGTCATTAATAACTCTTGGAATAATACCAGATCTAAAGAATGGTCTAAGATCTTGACCCCAAGTTGTAGTATCCTTAACACCAATTATACTTCCAGTCATTGCTGAATGAAACCCACAAATATAATGCAATGATATAGTTGCGTCAGGTAAGATAAAAGATACTTCTGACGTACCTTGTCCTGTTACTCCAGCATATAGATCACTAGTAGATCCACCAGATGGTGAAGTTTTAATATAGAGAGGGTGGCTTCCCGTCGCATTATTAGTTATCGTAATTCTATCGCCAGGCTTTCCTGAAAGTACTCTGTTTCCAACTTGTGTTGTTGCTGTAACACCGTTATATATTCGATCGCTACCAGTCACTATGTATTCTGCAGAACCAGTAGCAGTCATTGTGATATTAAATTCTTCGCCTTCTAAATAACCACCTCTGTTAAATGTAGTTGCTGCATTAGTAACCGGATCATATGCAGTAATATATGAACAATCTTCAATATCAAAAAACTTCAAATGTTCGAGTCCTGAATAACCGTATGCTCCTGTAATAACCGTTGCGTTCTTTACACCAGTAGCAGGATTAACTGCTTTATCAATGTGAAATTGAAGAATAGCATAATAAACAGAACTGATTGATTCACCGCCAAGATATATTAATCTAAGAGAAGAATTTTTACCCCAACCACAATACTTACCACCTGCTGCGCTTAATACTCCAGCAGCATGAGCAGTAAAGTACCCATTATTACTAGTTCCAGTTGAGTTAGTAATTTGATTATTTAAAATAGTATCAAGGGATGAGTTTATGCTCGACCAATCCATTGGAACAAATCTACTGGTTGCACTATCAAGCTCTTGAAAATCAACATGGTTTTGATGCCCATTACCAGTAGCGTCAGATGTTGCACCTGCTTCTACTGCAACTATATCAACATAGTCACCAAGGAAGTTTGATTTAACAGTATCTTGAAATTTTTGATCACCAAAATAACCGATAGGTTGATCACCATCTTTAAAACCTGATGCACCTTTAAACTCACTAGTAAAATACATGTTTGTTCCAGTATAATCAGCACCGTTCGCTGAAGAACTTGGATTATATCTTGATCTGTATTCTACTGTGCCGGTTTCATATCTTGGAGTAGATGTTGGATATGAATTAGGTTCGGCTACTAATTCTTTCTCAATAGATTTTACTTTTGGACTCTCTGATAAAGTATTTGCTTCTTCTTCAGTTAATTGCATAACCAATAACATATCAAAAAGGTTAAGATTATCGTAGCACGTCATGCCTGCTGCTTCAGTAGCTAAGAAAGCTGCTTCGTCAGAACCTGGTTCTAGTAATACGTTATAAAGTTGCTTATCCATATATTATGACTCTAATTTTAATGCGTCGATAGTAACTTGTACTGTGCCGGTAGATCCTGAGTTATTTTGTATTGCTACAGGAACTTCTGTTTCTGAATCATCAAGCCAACCCATAATAGATGGCGTAATTTTAAATTCAGTATTACCTGCACCTGTTGAAATAAATTCAGCAATAACACCTGATCCATCTGCTGGGTCTGTTCCTTGTGTTCTACTTGCATCTGCTGTTCTTGCTGCTGTATCAGAATATATTCTTACCCAACATTGCTTATTTACTGTAACTTTTTGTAATGCGAATGATTTACCTAATGTTGCGTATTGAACTGAAGCGGAAGCGCCATCTGCAATTGATGAAGTTGTTTCTGCTTCCGATACTCTTGATGCACCACCACCACCGCTTATTGTTGTAAACGCAAATGCGCCTGAACCGTCTGTAGTTAGTACTTGCCCGTTAGTTCCATCTGAACCTACATCACTCAATCCAAGTAAAGTTGTTGAACCACTTGCTGCAGCAACCCAATCGTAATCAGAACCTGTCCACGATAATACTTCGTTATTTGCTGCAGAACTTATATTTAAGTGAGCGTTAACATCTGCGTTAGCGTATTGTGTAATCGTAGATGATAGTACACCAGCAGAACCAGATAAACCAGTACCAGCGATCGCTTCAACTAAATCAACTATAGTTTCTTTCTTAGAAGTACTTGAGTCGTTGTTATCTATAAAACCAATACTATCAGATGCAACATCAATAACACCTGCGTTTAAACTATTAAGGTCAGTACCACCGCCTCCGCCACCACCTGCACTTGCTATAGTAACAGTATCAGATGAACTATTTGCTGTAAGCGTGATATTTGCACCAGCTATAAGATTTAATGTGTCTGTTGCAGAATCAGCTACTATATTAATTCCACCGATAGCAATTGTTTTAAACGAATCACCTGCGGAACCGCCTGTTGCATCTGCTACCCAAGCGTAATCAGTACCGTTCCAACTTAATATTTGATCTGCTGATGCGCCCGAAACATTTAAGTGAGTATCAACGTCTGCATTTGCGTATGAACCACTACCACCAGATTGAGCAGCCCAAGTATAAGTTCCGTCTGCATTTGTTTTAAGAACATAATCAGCTGTTTCGGTATTGGTGATATTAGCTAAATAAACATGTTTGCTTAGAGGATCTACATAATTGAGAATTGGCCCTGCTGAAGCATCGGAAAGCAATCTTCTCCAATCACCGTGAGCATAATATAATGAGCCGGTATCATGTGTATGAGCGACAGCGCCGTGGTATGTGCTTGCTGCCGGTAAGTCAGCATATAGAGAATAATAAAATGATATTTTATGAGGTTTATTATATAGATCTAAGTTACCCGAACTATCGAATAAATCTATAAGCGTATTACCGGTAGTACCGCTATTGCTGTATATCTCATTAAAGTTATCGTTGACTTTATCGAACGCAATTCTTAATGGATCGCCTGACCCATCATTAGCACTTGCGCCGATCCCTATTGTTTGCTTGGCCATAGCATTTTATCCTTTAAATTCTTATTTGAATATTTATTATATTGGTTCGTGATCTGATGTAACATAAGTACTATCAACAGTAAAGTTTGTGACTGAAGCTTCAAGTGTAGCTGTGTTAGCTAAATCTAGAGCTGAACCGTATCCATCATCGTTAAAGAACCTGATGAATCTTGGTTTTGTTGTACCAATGTTTTCGTATTTGTAAATGAAGTCACCAAACATTTTAGTACCTGCAAGGTGTACATTCTCTTTAAGTAATTTTTCGTATCTACTCTTATCAAGCGTAGATTTAATTTGGTATGAATATTCTTGGTAGAAATTACTATCTTGTATTCTCATTCCTGCACTAGAGTATTTTACTTCTGGAACAACGCTATACAAATTAGGATATGAACTATACCACCATTGTGCTTGCAAACTTGGAACTACTATATTATTCCATCTATTTACTGTGGCCACATCTGCTTTTTTCCCTTCTAAATAAAGGAATTGTAAAGCATCGGCTGACGTAATAGAACTACCAGACTGGTTCATATCTAAATAAGCAAATCCATCTGAAGCTATCGATTCGCCCCAGGCGGTAAAGTCGGCTGGTGTAGTACTAACACCTACTGCAACTCTTATTGCTTGAGTACTAAATTCTGCTGTTGGTAATATTAGATTTGCATCAGTAACTGGTTGAACAATATAACCATCAATATGTGAAGTATAATCTTTCCAATAACCTTTATTTCTACCTTGGGTGTTAGCTGCAATTGTACCGAAAGCTAATTCTCTAGTAATGTCGTCTGGATCAACAAGTGTTCCAGTGTCACCATCGAGATAAGAAAAACCTGAGTTATTAATAGCTACTGTATCAATATATCCTGTTTCATAATCCACATTAGCGTCTATTATAGCATTATCACCGAATATTTTAGTACTATTATAATCAAGCGAAACACCTTCAACAACATATTGGTCAAGATTACTACGTGTAACGTTATTAACACCCGAGAATCCATACCAAGTATTTGGTATTATCGTTATAGTACCTGCATCAGCATCCTTAGATATAACAACTCCGGTTGCTGATGTATTAGATTCAGTAATAGTTTCTTGTAATTCAAAGAAAGAAACATCAGGCTTATTAACTAAACGAATGATCTGATTTTTCTTATTAAATTTTGTAATAAAATTGTCTTTAGCTTTAGCAAAGATATCGAAATTATATCCTTTACCTGGATTAACATTTGCAAATCCAGTAATTGTACCAATTTCAACAGCTTGAATATCAAACGCGTCTGATAATACTGTGTAAATATTTGGAGCAGCAGCTGTGCCCGACATATTAGTTGCGCCACTATTATAATCACTTATGTTTGCATCACCAGTTACACCTGCAGCTATATCTGTTAGGTGAACTTGAATACCTAAAAACGGCTGAATTAAATCTGTAATTAACGGAACTGCTTGTGTATTTGATAATATAGCAGTAACGTGTGTACTAGCATCTGGTGGACTACCGTCTGGATAAAGTATACCAGGAGATGGAATTACTGGTGTTCCTGAAACATCGCGCTGAATACCTAGTGCTTTTAAATCGATGTTTGGACTACGATCAACTGTACTAATAGCATATGTTTGACTAAATGATCCAGTCGTTCTTTTAACACCAATACTTCTTGCGTTGGTTCCAACTACAAATCCTTCATTACCTTGAGTGTCTCGTAGTACTTCACCGTAAGTAAATACCGTTTCGTCACTGATCGCTCTTTGAATAGCTTGGTCTGATACTATAAGAGATGTATTAGCAACTGTATATCCGAAACCACCATCTATAATATCATAAGCAGCAACACTATCTGTTTCTTTAGATACTGTAACAACTATACCTTCACCACCAGCTCCTGATGTTGTTCCTTTAACATTGAATATATCGCCAGGTTTATTATTAGGTAATTTCTTTGCATCAGGTCCGCCTGTAGGATCTACAGCGAATTCAGTTAAGGAACCGTTTAAACGACCGAAAGTAACAAGTTCGCCTTTAATATTAGTATAGATATCGTCGTACTTTACAAACTTACCCTGTACATTGTCAAGGTAAATAATTGGTGTGTAAATACCATTAATTAATATCGAATTAATTTTAGTTACTGAAGCAACTGCTTTGGATATACTACCAGTAATATTTTTCGATATAAGATCAGCATATGAATATTGTATGTTTGATTTACTTAAAAATTGATTAGTGTTTGGAAACATCTGAAGGAATGTACCAGTTTTCCATTCTGAATTAGATGGCTTAAGCATCTTAGACGACGGATAAACAATATCAATATCATATTCGTTGTAGAATATAGAAAAGAATAATTCAATACCAGCTTTAGTACCCTTTCTTCTATAAAGGTCTAATATATTCTTAACAAGGAAAGGTACCATCTCTTGCTTTAATTCTAAATCAGCTAGATATTTCTTTTGGAAAAAGATAAGTATTGATTTTATTGTTGTATCAACATCTTTATAATCGTAGAAACGTCTGGAAACATAAAGAGACTGGTTAGTCTGTGTTTCCATAAACTTATAATAGTCTTTTGCTAATTGCACTAGCTCAGGACCATCTTCACGATAGATCGCAGGGAATTGCTGATTAATAAAAAAGCTTATACTTTTTTCTATCTGCGAATAATTATCAGCCATGAATCAATTTCCTATTAATAATTGCTTGCTGTTGAATTGCTTGCTGGTGTTATAAGTGAGCCGATCGCTGAACTTGAGGCTGTAGTAGAAACACCAGGTATTTCTTCAAGTGCCATATTAACTTGCACGTCTGTATCTCTAATAATAAACACACGACCTTTCGGTGAAACAATATCACTCTTCTTAGAAGATATCATTACTTTAATTGATGAACCATCAAATGCTTCAACTATTAAGTCGTTAAGTTTAATTAATCCTGTTGTATAATCTACAGAACCAACATTTGGATTAGATACTTGAGGGTTTGTAGCGTCATCAATAATTGTCATTAAATTACCGAGACCATCGTCTTGTAAATAAACACAAATTTTATTAACATCAAACGGTGTACTCTTAACAGCTGGTTTGTAATCTTTAAATCCGTTAGCATCTCTAAATGGATATGGTTTAATTAATTCCATTTCAAATTTAAAGGATGGAGCTGATTTAATATTTAAAGTAGGTACCCAATCAATCATTGGTTTAACTGTTAGTGTACTACTTTGAATACCTGTATCAATAGCGTCAATATCAGATGTTAATTTACTCTTACGAATTTTAACATTAAAATCTTCAAGGTTAGTATCTGCATAAGTCTGTATTTGTGCTCTAACAAGTGATTCAAGTTCTGCTGAACTCTTTTGAGTTGTTTTATTACTATAAACAATATCAGCAACAACATCTGCAAAAATAAATTTAGTTTGTACAAATATTGGCTCGATTCCTAATGGACTCTTTTCTTTTAAGTATGTAATATAAGTATTAGCAAGTGTAGAACTAATCAGTGTTGTTTCTGCATCTAAATATACAGAAATACCAACACGGCCAAATTGAGGTGGTTCTAATTCTTCACCCCCATAAGCACTTACACTTTTAATTTCAGGGAATGCTTGCTGTAATAATATTTCGTAATCTTTTGTTGTAACTGCACGTTCTTGAACTGCTAAAGACTTAGGTGCAAAATATCTAATGCTCTCAGTACTTTCACGTTCGACACCACCAGCAGCAGCTGCTATACTAGTAACGTTAATTGTAGCTCCGTCAATAAAACTTGAGGTGAAAGAATTAGCTCCATTTGCTAATGCGCCAGAACAAACACGATATCGTACTCTTACGTCTTCAAATTCTTCAGGCTGTAAACCAAATTCGTTTTTACCAAAATAAACTGCGTATCTGTTATCTAAATAAGGTTCAAGATAGAATACTTTGTCTGATGGTTTAACACCGTAAATAGTATTAGCTCTTGAGAATACGTTTCGATCCTCTTGCTGTTCAGCATCAACAAATACTA